TATTGCTTTGGCTTCTTGATAGGGAACTGTTCCATTAACTGTTTAGTCTTTGGTGTAATTCCATGCCAAGAACTCCAGTCCTTACCGCCTCTACTCATGTAGTGGGCGATACTTGCATTAACCACAGGATCGAGCAGTTCGGCATTAGTTTCTAAACCAAACCTTTTTCTACGATCTTCACCTAACTCTCCGATCATATTTATTTGAAATATGCCCCAAGAGTTGTCGCCTGTGTTTGTGTTGCCGTTATGAGCGAGGGGTCGCCCATTACTTTCTTTCTTAGCAACTGCCCATGCTTCTTTAAGGTCTGCGCCTTTGAAGCCTACGGCACTAAGCAACTCGACCAATTCAGTATCGGTCAATTTATGAGCGTTCTCATATTTTTTCAAAGTTGCTTCGGTCTTTGTTTCATGCACTATTAGTGCTTCGGCTCTAGTTGGTGCTATTGCATCAGTTGTAGTTGCTACTCCAAATGCTACGGCTAAGGTCGAGATCGACCCACCAAGTATTAGTGCCTTTACTCTTGCTTTGGCTTTTGCTGATGCTTTGACTATTGCCTTTGGCATCTGCTCGGCTCTTATTCTTGCGTTTGTTTTCATCATCACTCCAAATAGTCGTCGGCACTTTCAGATGCCTTTGACTGGTGTGAACGAAGGCGGTGTAAATACCGCTCTGTCGTCTTGATCGATTGATGTCCTAGTCGCTCTTTTACTTCATGTAAATCTACGCCGTTCTTTAACAACTGCGTAGCGTTTGCATGTCGTAAATCGTGAGTTCTTGGAAACCAGCCGATTGCGGACTTGGCTATTGCTTTGTTCCATGTTGTTCTCCATACATCACGAGGCATGTGGCTCATATTGTTGATGAAACTCCCTTGCTCTTGCTTCTGCTGGTGCTTCTGCTTTGCCTTACGGCTTCGGCTTCTTACCTGCTCTGCTTTTGCTGGTGCTTCTGCTTGGGCTTTGGCTTTGCGGTAGTTTGCTACTGCTTGCCTACACCCTTCGCATCTGCAACCCCCATGTGTATAGGAGTAAAGAGTTCCATGCTGGAACTGTTTTCCGCCTTTCTCGAATGGTCGAGAGGGCTTTGCGCTTCGTGAACCTTCTATTTTACTTGGGGTCAGCAGTATTGTTCTTGGGAACATCAAGTCATCTTTTGCTATGCCTTTTGCTAGGACATACGCTTTTAGTTGCTGTAATAGGGCTTTTCCTATCACTAGGCTTCTCTTATGCCCTGACTTCGTGGCATCTACTACTAGAAATCTCTCGCCATTGTTGTATTGCTTACCTAGATCACTAACTCGCCTTTGAATAAAGATTTCGCCAGTTTTGAAATTGATGTCTTTTGCTCTTACTTCCGTTGCTTCACCATAGCGACACCCACTTGCTACTAGAAATTGGGCGAATAATTTTGTTCCTTGTGTCGGTAAATGCTTTACGATCTCTTTGAAATCATCAGGGGCTAGGAGATTAGATATATCGGCATGATTGACCTTGACCTTAATTCCATGCGTGGGATTACTCTCTAACTGACCTGAACTAACTAACTTTGAAAACATAGAGCCAAGAGATGCCTTAACTTGATTTAGCGTTGCGGGTTTAACGCCACCTAGTTTGAGATCATCAATTAACTTAACTAAGTCTGAAGGCTTCAGGGAAGTTAGTTCTCGATCTCCTATAACTGGAATTACAAATCGAGTTAGAACCGACTTATAGCCCTTCTTGGTGATCGGCATGAGGTCAGATACCGCCAGCCATTGATCTACAAAATCGCCCACCCTCAAATTAGCCTTTGAAGGGGCAATAGAGCCATGCTTCTCCGATTGTATGGCGTGATACATGGCTTCGGTTTCATTAGCCCATGTGCCAGCCGACAACCGCCTATTGCCTAGCCTGTAATAGCCAGTAAATCTGCCGTTGCGCTTGATTACATACGCCATAAGTTCCCCTGTTCTACTGGCGAGTAATGACCCTTCTACTGGTGAGTAATATTACTGGTCAGTAGGTTCTTAATCAAAAAATAACCCCCAGCCCCATGAGGGCTGAGGGTGATTTGGATTACATACGGACTAGGCAACTTGGCTTATGCGCTTGGGAACTAACTTGGTGGAACACCAGACAAGTTAGTTGATCTGGAATTAAGCGTGAACTAACTTTTCTGGAATTAAATAAAGTTAGTTCCTACCAACTGGCTTGGTAAGTAAAGTTTAATTCTTGATCGCTCTCTAATAGGGAAGTAATTAGATCAATCGTGTATTCCAGTTGATAAAAATAATAATCGCTCAATTCATTATCACCAAAGAAAAAACCTTCAACTGGTTGAAGTGGGTTCTCATAATTTTCAACTGTGATTGGTTGCTCTAATTTATTTAGGTAATCACATAATTGATAAAACACTTTATTGTTTTCAATTTGGTATTCACGACTAGGATTTGCCAAAGCCTTGATGCAATCGTTTCTTAGATTTAATAAATCCTCATCACTTAAATAAATTGTTTGGCACTCATCAACGCCCTTGCCACACTTATCAACAATCCAGCCATGAATAGCGTTGGCTTTGCGCCAATAACCAACCATTGATTTAACAACTACATTAGAAAAATCAGGAGTTGGTAAATCTTTTAATCCAGCAAGATTTTTAATCTCTGCATACAACTCAGGGTGGTCAGTATTACCACCCATATATTTTTCTGCATACAAATACATATCTAAACCCATTAATTGATCTCCTTTACAATATCAATCGCAATATCTATTCCTGATATTGCGCCGTCTAACATTAGAAAATCAGAAGTTCCGTCTTGTTCAGCACTAATCTGCCTTTCACGCCAAGTGTGTTGAAGTTCAACTAACTCTTTAATTGCTTGATCTTTATTCATTCTACTATCTCCCACTCGTAGTTTTTAATTTGATCTTTAATTACTAAATCATCAATCGTGTAATTTATTAAACTGTGAGCAAAGGCTGGTGCATTATCGCCTTCGTGATCATCATTTAATTCAAGATAGATATTCATGTATGCCATTAGTTAATCTCCACTTCTCGGTTTGATGCCCATTGTTTGATCGTTTCTGTTTTCCAAACTGGAGTTCTCCCCATGTATTTGTCGGGTTTGGGAAGGGTGTTGCGACTTAGATAACTGTGCAGAGTTTCTACTTTCAACCCTGTTAATTCCGCTATATCTGTATTTGTTAGCCAATCGCTCATGTTTATTTAACAACTTTCTGTTTAGTTTCATTAGGTTTAGTTCCCCACTTTGTAGTTTTAGTTTTTGTATCAGCCCACAAATAAGGTAAATCTGTCGGCACATTAAATTGATAATAAATAGCATCTTTGCGTTTTAGATTAGATTGATGCGATTGATGCAATTCTGAATTACCAAACCAAAACGGCAATCCAGTATCAGGGAAGGTTGAGTGCATAGCCACAAAACTAGGCAACAAAGTATCTTTGTAGCCACGATCTATCCACTCTTGGCAGATTGCAATTCCGTATTCGCACAAAGCCCTCTCATGCCCACGCCACATGTTTGATGCAGGGTGATTACGCCAGCCCTTACTAATTCCCATTATGGCTCGAAGTATTTGCCATGCTTCAACTCGTTGCTTACCTAATCTCCTGTAATCAAGAGCCTTAGCAGATTTAACAAAATCAGGATAAGGAATAAAAGTATTAACCATTGATACCACTCCTATATTGTTTGCGAAGTAGAGTTTGTCTTTCATCAGAAGTTAGTCCACCCCAAACTCCGTAATGAACTCTATTAGTTAATGCAAAAGATAAACATTTAGTTTTAACTTCTTGATTACAATTACCACAAAGAGTTTTGGCTTTTGTGATGCCAGCATTATCAGTTGGATCAGGAAAAAAGATTTCAGGGTCAACTGTTTGGCAAGGTGCATCATCAATATCTTTAGGTGTCGGTGTTTTTAATTCAACTGGCTTTATTACTTTTCTTGCTTTAGTAAAAGACACTTGGCTTTTAGGTTTAGTCATACTCTTTATCTCCGTTTCCATTAGTTATTGTTTCAACAAACTTATCCATGATTTCAACTAAATCGTTTGGCTGTAAATTGGCAAACTTCAAAAGTATTTCAATCATGTGCAATAAACCCCAAACTAACATCTCAGGTTCTAATCCCTGATCTGTAATTAGTTTGTTTAGGTGTTCATTGGCTAAATACTCTTTTATTTCTTGTGGCAAACTATCTTGCCGTTCTTGATCTAACTTAAACCCACGAACGATTTTAATAAACTCATTAGCAAAGTTAATAGATTTAACTAAGTCCTGTTGTTCTTGGTTCATTGGCTCTCCCTTGTAGTAAATAGTTCGTTTAAGTGATCGTATTTAGGTAATCCATTATTATTTTGATGTCCATTATCACTACCGCAATCAACGCATTGACCCGATATTGGAACTTCACAACCGCACTCACAATTACAAATTGGTTCTGTATCAAATACTTCATCAAACAAACTTTCATCTAATAAATCATCAGCCATTTTTAATCTCCTTAATTTTTCCTGTCTTGTTTAAGTATTCAGTTTCAAGTTGTCTAACTTTTATTCTTGAAGTTCCAAACATGCGAGCAACCTCAGCCAAAGATGTCTGATATTCAATTCTTTGTTGAAGTATTTTTATTTTTTGATTTGCACTAAACATTTATTAATCCAATTCTATTAAGGGTTGAATAGGCGCAGATACGGCTCGTCTTATTATCCAAAGCAATTTAAGGATAATAAAAGTCTTGACCGCCCTTCACAAGTGAAAGGAGTGGGGTATGAAAGAACCCCGACAAGTCTTGTGTTAACGCCTATTCAACAAGTTTATTTATTTAGAGAGTGATCTCTTTTGTGCTTCTACGCAGTTATAGCAGAACCACAAAATATCTTGCGAGTAATTATCAGTAATTGTTTTACCATTACTTCTAATACCCTGTTGTTCGCATTGATCACATGTATCTAATTCGTGATCTTGAACTCGCCTAACAATTTCTACATAACCCATTTATTTACCCCCAAAATAACATTGATCAATAGTGCCAAAGCAATAGTGATCACCAACCCAACTGATGTGTGTTGCTAAATAATAAGTTCCAACTGCCAACGCACTCCAAAATAGAATACGAACTCCAGTTCGAACTCGGTAATAAGTTTTTGATTTCATTTAAGCACTCCTTTCCATAACTAGTCGGTATCTCCAACTATTTTGTTCTTTATGAGTTTTAATTCGGTGGCAACTAGAACACCTAACTGCACACTTTTTAATTTCTGATTTAATTTGTGTTGATAGAAGGTTGCTACCAAGTGCAGTTCCGATATTAAACTTTTTACTATGCAAGTGATCAAACTCCAAAGCCAAAACATTAGTTTCACCACAATCAATACAAGGATTTTGTAATAAATAATTAAATACAAACTCTCTTACTTTTTTGTGGTTGTTCTGATGTTTCTCTGCTTGTCTAATAGACACACAAGGCTTACAAGCCCCCTCATAGCCCTTATTACCGCTTGCATGAGTTCTAGGTTGATAGCGTGATAGTGATTTAATCTTGCGACAATAACTGCAACGCTTTTTACCCTTAGCAAGTAAGTTTAATTTTTCTGTTTTTCTTTTTTCTGAACCCTTACGCATTAGGGCAAAGCATGGCTTACACCTTGCCCTAACTTTGTATTGTCCGTCTATGTGTTTATTAAAACGATTAAGTGGCAAAGCAGTAAGACAACCTATGCACACTTTAGTTCGTTTTGATTTCATGGATTTGCTGGTATCCATAAACTATCCAATCTGAGAGTTTTGTATTTTAGATCGTCATGGTTTGAAGGAGTTAAATAGCCAACAATAAATCGGCTACCAGTTGTAGATACGATCTTGCCCTTACGCAACCGACCATGCGCCTGAATAAACACCTGATCACCTACATTAATGTTGTAAGGATTTTTTGTATCGTATGAACTAGCCCTTTCAGTAGATATAGAAATTAATTCATCTCTCACATTTGCAATTTGTGAAAGTAAATCTAATTTCTTTTGGCATTTTTTAATTGTTTTAGTTGCATCAGTATCACCGCCATACATGTAAAGAGTGGCACTCTGACCTAACCAATCTAACTCTTGTTTAAGATCGCCAACGCCACCAATCTCGTAAGCAATACTTTCGTGAAAAACAAACGATCTAATATCGTTCATGTAGCCACCAATATCACTATCAGCCAAGTAATTTGAACTTGGATTTCCATTTAAGTCCAAAACTGTTCTGAACTCATATTGAAATCTCATAATTATTAATTGAAAACCTTTATAGATTTGTTCATCAAAAGTTATATCAATTAATTTGTGTTCAGTTAATACATCAAACTTATTGCGAGTATGTGGTTGCCAAATTGAAGTGCTGGTTTCTCCAACACTCCAATAGGCTTCACCAGTATTGAACTTAGTTTTTAATCGTTCAAGATAAAAACTGTCTTTAGTAATTGTTTGTGTAGTCATTAACCCACCAAGTCTTTCGCTTCAA